CCATCGTTTGTTAAAACGATACCTTTTAATCTGCATCTGCCACCAAAGACAGAACCAGTTGTAGTTACTCTAATCGCTTTAACGTCTGTTGCAAAAGTTGCCATAATTCTCCTAATTATAATCTATTTGGACGGGGGCGTAAAGATTACGCCCCCTGTCTATTATTATGCAGCTCCTGGAGTTCCGAAGATTCCTCTAGGGTCAGAGAAGCCGAAGCTATATCTTTCTCTAGCTTTAAATCTTACGTTACCAGTGTCGAAATCACCTTCGATAGCAGTTTTAATTGGTGCTCTTACGAAGTGTTTTAGACCATTAGGCGCGTCAGTCATAATGAAGAATGCATCTGTGTCAGTTAAGAAGTGATTCACTCTGTAACCTTCAGGGATCATTCCCATATTCATTACCGCGTTAATGTCGTTTTTCGCGAAAGCATCAGAACCGCCAGCAGTAGTTGATAAAGGAGATTTCAAGATTCTCTCAGCAGTAAATTGTAATTCTTTTGGAATTATTAATTTTCTACCTTGAACTGAAATCTTTAATCCTCTTTCATCTACAAATGAAGCGATGTCAATTAAAGACTGTTCTAATGATGTTTCAGACAAGTCTGCAGGTGTAGCTAACTCGTTCGAGAAAGTTCCACCAGATGATAATGGGTGGTCATCAGCACAAAGCTCTTTCCCGTCCCCACCAGTAAATGATGAATTGAACGCGTTGTTTAAAACTGCAGCAGCTTTAATCTGTTTAGTTTGAGACATTGATCTTGCTAACGCTCTTGTGTATCTCGCAGCAAGTCTGTCATACAAGTTATCTTCGATAGCTTCTTCAGTAATTGCAAAAGCTAAAGCGATAGTCTCATGAGAGTATCTTGAAGTGTAAGACTCTGATGCGTTATCGAATACAACACCAGCACCTTCTTGTTTAGTTGGTGCAGTGCCGAATCCTGTTAACATCACTTCTTCTTCAAATGCTCTGTCTGATGTTTCGCTTACGAAGATTTCCGCATGCTCGTTATCATATCTCGCATATTCCAGGCCGAATAGTGCATTCAAACCTGGTTCTAGTTCTTTAACTAGCTGTGATCTAGAAATGGCCATGTTATTATACTCCTATTCTATTATATACCTGTACCATCACGGTAAAAGTGTTTGTTGATTCTAACAAGTATGTTAGCGTTTGCAGAAGCTGTATCTTCATTTTCTGGATCTTGGCTAACGTCCACTGCTTGTAGAATGAACGATGCGTTTGTTCCTGAAACTGATACATCTAACTGTACTTCCGATATACCTGTTGTTGTGTTTCCAGTACCAGTCGTTACCGAGTAGTTTCTGAAAAGATCCGCTCTTGCAAAAGTATCGTCAGCGTCCACTAAAAATACTGCATCAGGGTCATCAACAACAAATGCAGTGATGTCACTTGCGTTTATTGAACCTGGGTAGTAGTTAGAGTACGTTGGCTTTTTTGTAGTTGGATCTGTGTAAAAACATCCGTTAAAGACACCTACAACAGATGTTGAATTGTTTGCAGTATGCCTTTCAACGTTACCTGCAGTAACTGGTATAACCAGGTCACCTTGGTAAATTGCAGTCGCATAGTTTGCAGCAATTGTGTATCTGTTTTGAGCACCAACTAACGGAGTTCCATCAAGTTTTCTGTATGGTCTTAGACCAAACTTTTCAACTCTATTTGCCATTGTTTTTTTCTCCTATTAATTGTTAGTTGAAACTCTTAGTGATAGCTAAAAAATTATTTTTTTGCTCCACCACCAAAAGTCACGCGAGATTGCCTATCAATATTGATTGGCATCTCAGGTCGCTGTTCCCTCATGAGTTCACGGTCAACTGCGTTCATTCTATCTTGAGTCATTCTTGCGAAGTACTCTTTGCGCGCTTCCACGACCTCAACAGGTATCCTAGCCAGCACTAGGTCATCATGCCCGATCAAGCCTGCGTAATTACCTTTAGCTATAATTGGATAATCTGCATCGCCAAGTTTATTTTTAATTTCCTCAGCTCTAACAAATTCCCAACCTTCTCTCTGCTTCTTTGTTACATTTCTAGTATCTTCAGCTCCCATTAAAGAAACTCTGATCCATCTATGTAAAAAGCCTTCAGGCGCAGGCGGTGCATCTAGACTAGATGATGGCATCCATGGAGTATTTCTCTTAACTTTTTTCTCCTCTGATGCGCGTGAAGTTCTATTATTATTATTATCGCTCATTCTATACCTCCTTCACGAATTTAGCGTATTCTTCTAGTGGCACCCCTAATTTTTTGGCAATCGCCACCTGTGATTTGGTGAGTTTCACAGTTCTGCGTCCAGCCTGTTTTCTTCCAGCGGAAGCAACAGTTTGAACGGGTTTTTTAGTTTCAGATGTATTATCTGAACCAAACTTATGAGCGAAATTATCCTTCATACGTTTTTTAATTTCATTCTAATACTTACTATGATCTTCATCAACACCCATGCCCACTAATTCTTCATGGATAGTATATGCTGCGTTTGTCATGATTTTATCATTACCAAACCAAGAGTTATCTGAAGCCCATTTCTTCGCTCTTTCTGAAGGCTCAGGTCTTTGAGCTGTTTCAGGTTGCTCAAGATTTTGTTCCAATGTTTCAGGTTTTTCCTCTTGTGCAGCCTTAATTCTTTCTTCTCTTTGAGAAAGTTTGATTCTAGCTTTTTCCTTTTCAACAGCTAACTGAGTAAGTTTATCATTCATTTCCATGATCTTCTCAGCATCATTGTTTTCAATAGCCTCTTTCAAAGATCTTTTTACAGTATCTCTTTGAGCATCTACTCTAGCATCGAACTCTTTCAAGTAGCCTTCTTCTTCATGATCAGCTTTAGTGGTCATACCATCGTATTTTTTCTGTAAACCTTTAGCATAATCCAAAGCAGCTCTTTCTCTTCTTTCAGCTTCTCTAAATTTTCTTGTAAGTTTATCAATACGCTTCTGAACACCTTCAGTCATATCTGAAAGGTTTGAAGGATCTTCCTCTTTAGCAGTCTTTTCTTCAAAAGGTGCTTCTTCTGTAGTTTCTTCAATTACAGGTTTTTCATTTTTATCATAAGAAGTATAACCAAGATCAACTTCACCTAAATCTAAATTAGGTTTATTGTCTTCCTTTGGTTGTTGCTCCTCTACACTAACTTTTTCTTCGTTCACGCCATCTAAATCTAAATCAACTGTTTGAGTTGGTTTAGTTTCATTTTCAACTATAGCCATGTTCCTTATCTCCTAATAAAGTTGCAGAATGTCTTCTGGTTGTTTTATAGTGGCAATGATTTCATCATCGTTTAAAATACGGTGTTCACCATATTTTGTTTTGAATCTACTTCCAGCGTACCTTCCGTAAATTACAAACTGTCCTTCTTTACACCAAGGGCCAGATGGGAATTTATTTTTATCTTTATAACATTCCTCTCCCATAGCTACGACTAAGCCAACTACGGTTGTCATCTGAATTGTATCTTGAGTGTTTTCTGTATACAAAATTCCACCTTTAGATTTTTTAGGGCCTGAATAAGGTCTTACTAATAATCTATAACCAACTGGTTTTGGAATTAAGTTTATATATTTTTTAATACCTTCTGGATCAGTAGGTATTTGTTCTTCTTTAACTTCGTCTTTTTTAGGCTCAGAAGTTGTCTTTGCCTTTATTATCGGTATCGTCACGCACATCCTCCTCTGTGTTCTGCAGGTCTTTTAGATCCTGAAGCAGTGCCTCTAAAGCACTGATTTGACCTTTAGCATAAGATAATTTTTCTATTGTGTCTATGCTGTACACAATATCTTCTTTTATCTTGTCTATCTGCTTACGGATGAGACGTTTAACTTGTTGCGTTGTTTCGTAATCTAGAAACATAAATTCTTTTATGTTATTTCAAATATAAATGCAACTACTTCTTACGCATTATTTCAGTGCCCTTAAGTCCATATATTGCACCTACAACAGATACGAATAAAATTTGAAACCACATAGGGAGTTCTTTGAAATATTGAAAGAATAAATCGATTTTTTGTTTTATATCTGGGTCGTCAGAAAAAACAGAATACACCAATAACAAAATAGGAAGAGATACGAGAATGAGGACAAACTCATCTTTCCAACCCTTATCATTAGACGGAATAATTTCCTTTTTATATTCCAACTCTCCATTTGCTAATTTTTCTGCATGAAGCTTTTCAGCATCACTCATCAACCTCTTTGCGTCTTGTTTGTTTTTGTATATATGAGCCCCAGTTTTTACTGCCATGCTCAAAAGATTTAGCCAAGCCATAAAATTTTTCTTGTCTCCTGTTACACATATAGGGTATCATAAGATTTAGAACTCTCCAAGCCTTATGGTCTTTTATAGCCCATGTATAGGTCGGTTTCAATCCGTTTCTTGGAGCTCTCGTATGAAGACTACCAAATTTAAAAAAATCTTTAAATCTGAAAACCATATCTTGATCAGTGGTTTCAATTTTTAGCTGAAATCTTTTCTTTCTTTTATAGCCCGCACCCCATAAGCCAAATGATCCTTCACCATCGAATACACCTGATAAAAATACTAATTTTTGAAATCTATTAAGGTTATAGTAACCCGATAAACTTGTGACCTTTGACTTGTATAGGGTAAGTTCCCTTGTACTCTGTTCTTGATCCTTTGTCTCTATGTGGACATCCGCCACTTCTAAGTCCTTGAGGGGATGGCCCTCTTTCAGGCGGTGGCCCTTGTTCTTTTCCTCCACTGAGTCCCTTTCTGTTATTAATCATTATTTCTTATTCCTACTTTTAATCTGTTCTTCCTGCATTGCAAGCTTTGCACCTGCCACAGCCATACGTTCTGCTGCCTGTTCTTCTTGATTCTCAACTTTCATCTTTTCTAAATCTAATTTTTCATCAAATTGAGATTCCTTAATGTCAAAATCTTGTTGTGACTCCATAGCTTTACGTTGCATATCCATAGCTCTTAAATCTAATTCTCTTTGTTTCAATTGAACAAGTGGATCAGGTTTTTGACCCATACCTTCTTGTTGAACTAACGCTTCAGTTAGCTCAGAAACTCTTCTAGCAACCATTGCATCAAATTGTATTTGGAATCCTTGTGGATCTTGTTGTTGCATAGCCATCATATCTGGATTTTCTTGTAACATTGCACCAACTTCACCATGTGCTTTCATTGCAATGTGGTCTGAGATGTGTGCTTGTAAAAGTGCGTACACCATTGGATTGATTTGAACCATTCTTGAACGCATAAAAGATCCGTGAGCCGCGATATGTGCATCGTGGTCTTGTTCTGGGTATGCTTTTGGTATTTTCATCTGTAAAGCTTCAGCATTCTCGGTTGCAGGGTCTTTTGGTCTTGGTTGTTCTTGTGGTTTTAACAAAGTATCAATTTGTTTTGTCCCTAAAGCCTCATACACACGTCTATAAGCTTCATGTAAGTTGTGCATTTGTGGATTTGACATTGCAATCTTCAAATTTTCGTTTGCCATCGTCACTCTTTGTGCCATCGACATGATATTTGGGTCTGCAACAGGAATTACATCAACTCGATCATCAAAATCTGTCAATTTTACCAGTCTATCTGCACCAAAAACTGCATATGGATACACTGGAGGTAAATATTCTGAAAAAACTTTACTTAAAAGCTTAAATTCTTGTCTCATTGCATAGTAACAACGCTTGTGAATAGCACTCATGACCCTAGAACCACGTTCCAAGAGCGCAATAGTCGTTCCAACTGCTCTATTTTCAGCATCATTACCCGCATTCATGTCTGCAATTGATGCAAATCGTTGTCCAGCTTGTACTACAAAGCCTAATAATTGGAATAATGTGCCTGATGGTTCTTTAAAAGGTAAAATTTGGAACTGATCTTTGATATTTCCGCCTGGTGCATCCACATCTCTGAACTCTCCAGGTTGAAATGGTTGATCATCATCTCTGATTCTTATGCCTCGTGACTTAAATCCTGCAGGTAAGTTCGCTAAAGTACCTGAATCAAGTAATTGTCCTAATGCTTGAGTTGCAGTTCTAGATAATCCACCAATCATATGGATTAAACCAAAGCCATAAAAGCCTAAACCAGGTAAAAATTTGTAATGTACAAAGTATTCTTTACGATTATACAACTCATCTTCTGGATAATAGTTTCTGTAAATAGATAAAATCTCTTGTGAACCTGAATCAATTGTTACGATGTAAGGAACTTTAATATCCTTTTCTTCTTTTCTCTCAACTTCATACTCTTCAAGATCTAAATCAACATGCATCTCTAGGATTTCATATTGATACACTCTATCACCAGTTGGTTTGATACCATCTAGTTTATTTATTTTATCTTGTAGCTGAGTATCTTCAGGTTGTTTTGCAATCAGTTCTACATCTCTGTAGAAACCTGCTCTTTGTTTTTTTAGAATTTCGTTTTCACCCATTTTAATGACATGAGTGATTCTTTCACAATCTTTTAAATCAGTTGCATAGTAGGGTACGACTAAATCTTCTGCAGGTACAAACTTTGAAACTGCTCTTTGTAATACTTCATCAAAATAAATTTTTTTAAATGTAGATCCTGATAAAGGTAGGTAAAATAACATTTGATCAAAGTCTGGAGTGTACTCTTCCATTTGATCTGTGATCATGTAGTTCATAAAGTCTTGAACTCTTTGTGCTTGATTCTCAGTCTCTGGCGTTCTCGCACCAACGACCTGGGATCTTACAGGGCCATCACTTGGTAATAATTCTTTGTATGCTTGTGCTTGAAACTGTGTAACTGCTTCAGATAACAAAGGATGTGTTACACCCGATGCACCTCTAAATGGTCTTGTAGGTTCTGTATAATTAAAACCTAATAAATCTAAACCTTGTGTGTAGCCTTGTTCCCAATCTTTTCTTGAAACTTTGTCTTTTTTGAAATCAGTAATCAACTCAGATGCTAGTCTGCCTAACATGGTTTCATCCATGTCCTCAGCTAGGTTCTTATAAAAATCTTCTTCGGTTTCTGGTGGAGACTCCTCAACGGGAGCCTCCGATAATTCTACATCAACTTCAGAAGTTTCTATTTCCTCATCTGGAAGAGGATTATTTTTTTCAACTTCGGCCATTAATATAATTTAGTTTTTTTAAATCTAATTTCTTTTCCACCTTTAGCTTTGATCATCTTACCTTTTTTAGCACCATCCATTGGCCCTAAACCGAAAGCTGATCCATAGTTCATGTTGTTCATTGAACTTGGCTTTTTCATTGGAATTTTTTTCTTCTTTAATAAAGATTTAGCAGTACCTCTCACTAAATTGGTGTCATTGTCCATTTGATTTCCAAAATCACCAGTATCAGTTTGAAGAAGTTTGTTTGCTGCTTTAGATTTAGCACCCATGAATGATTTTGCCGCCATGACGCCAAGACCAAGACCAAGTGCTTTTTTTAATTTTTTCTTAGACATGTCTGTTTTCTCCTTTGTTATAACAGTGTTTATCTTATCACGCAAATATATTAACGACTAGACCACCTTCTTTTTTGTAGAGTTTAAAAGGAGTGCCTTTCATTTCAGGTGTGATTTTTATCCCAAAAGCCGTGTAATAGTTTCTTGGATCTTCAGCTGCAATTTGTACAACTGATGTTCCACCTTTTAGTTCTGAATATCTTTGAGCCTCAGCTAAGTCATCAAAAGCTGCTATATGCTCAACATTTGTAGCATCATCAATACCTAGTTCTTTTGCTTTTTCTTTATCGTAAAGTTTTCTTACTACTTTGAATTGTTTATTAGGATCAGATAAACTTACCTGAATAGGTTTAGCTTCAGTGTCATATTGTTTTGCAAGTGCTTTCATTCTTTCAGGTATAACAGCAGTCATTTTAAAATTAGTCTCTTTTGTGCTGCCTTTATCCGTACTAGCTTCCCAGCCTTTCAAACCTGCTTTTCCTTGTGAGTTACCATAGAACTCCCAGTTACCTATTTTGTTACCGTCTGATCTTTTTAAAGCAACTCTTTCAACTGGGTTTACTACTACCCAATCGACATTGTTTTCTGCAGCAGATTTCATAGTGTTTTTTAAAGCATGATCACCATATACATCTCTTCTAAACATAGGCATAAAAGGTAAAGATAGATCTGAGTAGATTAATAAAAGTTTATCTAAATTAACAAAATTCAATAAACTAGCTATAACTTCATCAAATTCTGCTTG